AACAGGAGAAGTTCTTCCCCGTCCAGTTCGCGAAACTTCTTTCCTGCTATCCGGGTATCAAGGCAAAACGCATTCACCGCTCCCCAGTCCGTTGTGTCGATTCCGATCCGCTGCACTCTCTTCAGGACAGCCGATCTGCGTCTCCTTATTTCCCGTTCGGTGATGGTTAGATCCTGGTTTTCTTTTTTCGCACCGTTCAAATAACCGCAGAGATACATTGCCTCGCTGTATGTCAACTCTTTTGTGGTATTTGTCCGTCCGTCTGTCAGGTCTAGCAGGATAGCCCGCTTTTGTTCGTCATCAATGCCTTGTGCGCTGTATATGATATGCAGGCGTTTGATAAGGCTCTTACTGATAGGTTTCTTCGTCTTCTGTTCCATCATTATCGCTTTTAATATTTTCAATCCAATATTTTTGATACCCTTCCGCCCATACTATGTAATATCCGCGTGAACCTCCTTTGCCACGTCCGATAAATGTTGCCTTGAAATGTTCCACGTAGATTCTTTTAAAGCTGTCACGTTTCACGTCATAGGCTGTTTTTCCTTCCACCTCGCGCCCGTCCACATGCGAGATGAAGACAAATATCTTTCGCGGATACTTCTTGCGCAGGCGGATTATTTCGGGGGCTTTCGCTCCCCCTTGCTGCTCGAAGTATTGTATGGAGTCTATCATTATCACGTCCGGGCTGCGTTGCTTTGAGAGGTATTCGTCCAGTTCTGTGATGGTGGCTTCATCCGAATAGATTATATTATTCGTTTTACTATGAATGCCGACACTAAGAACGGAATTCACGAAGTCGTCGCACGCGCCCATTTCAAGTGTTAAATAAAGAACCCGGAGCCCCATTTCATCAAATTTGCGTGCCAGCTGCAGAGCGAAAGAACTTTTTCCTTGTCCCGACTTTCCGTAAATGATCCAGCAACCGGATTTTTCCGGACGACCGAATGCCAGATACCATTCACCGTCAAAATCAATATATTCATGTCGGATGTCTTCTAGGTTCTTCTGACTCCAAACTTTCATGCCAGTTCTCCACGCTCGATTTGTTGTTTGATTATACGGTCTTCGATCATGCCGGACAGTTCACGCAAATCATCGGTAAACCAAACATATTTTCCCGGCACAGGCTCTTTTTTCTCTTTATTCAACTTTCCCCAAATGTTTTCCTGTTCCTCCGTATCATTGATCCCGTTTGCCGCGCAAATGGCTTTGACATCCTTCTTTGTGGCTCCCAGTAATGCGATGTAGTTCCGGCAAAATCTGCCGTCTATTTCGTCGTATCCTTCTACACGACCGACATAACGCTTTATATTGCGTTCCAGCGTCTCCGTTCCGGCTACGATAGCCCCCAAACGGTGTAAAGTATCATCATATAGAGGTATCAACGTACAAAGGGCACTGTGCGCCAGTTTTCCGGCATCATCAAGGATTAACAAAGGGGATTTTCCAGCCATGCGGTTTATGTGTGAAACAACCAAGTCCATAAGGTCATCGTTATCCATATAGCGCGTTACCGTTTCCCCCATGCATGTGGCTAACTTGGTCAGGAATTTACGTGCCGTCCACTTCCGGCATTTCAGATATATGACTGAATTATCGGCACTCATGTTATAAAGGTCTATGAGGGATTGAGTCTTCCCACTGCCGGATCGGGAAGATATGCACATCCATTTGTGATTCCGTTTGGCTGCCACGAACGCGGTGCGTACCTGCTGGTAACTGGTGACGCTTTCCACTACATTCCAGGCGTTTTCGTAGTAATTAAGACCGGAAGCGATCTTTTCAGCGATAGAGTCTTCGTTAGCTCCATACTTGCCGCTTCTGAATTGGGACATGGCGGTATCCGATATTCCACATTTACGCGCCAACTCCGTTGCAGATGATCCGCGATTGATTAACTTCTCTATGTACGTTTTTAATGCTTGATTATCCATGTTGTATATCTTTTAAATTGTTTTTAAATCATCTTGAAAAATTCATGTCCAGCGGGTTGTAATCGTAATCTTCATCATCCGTTCCGGTGGAAGCCATTGCTACACTTTGCCGGGTGATATGTTGGGTCACTTCCATGAAATCCGCGTCCGTGGCGTCATCCCTCATTTTCGACCGGACATCCTTGTGCTGTCCCAAGCTGTCGGTTATCAGGTAGCGGTCAAGAACCGTTCCTGCAGCTATTTCGGGGATACGTTGGCAAATGGTGGTGATTCTCCTGTCTACCTCTTTCACTTTCTCCTTCACCGTTTCCACCATTTCAGTGTTGAACCTGTCGACACGTGCCCGGTATTCAAAATGTTCCGGTTTCTGATCAGCCAAAGCCATCGGAACTTTGATATCACGTTGCAGTACGTATTGCAATGTCCCGATCTCTTTGTCAACACGACCGGACTTCAGGCGTTTTGCGTTCGATACAAGCACCTGACTCATATCGTCCGGGTCAAAGCGTACTATCCAGTCTTCGTTGTAATGGTCGCGGAGGGAAAGGTCGAAGCTGTCGAAGCAGATTCGTTCACCCATGAACTCGATAAACAGTCCCGAACCTGTGATCTTGTTTGTGCGTCCGGTGGTTTCCCCCATGAGCATCAGATATTCCTCAATCCCGAAAGGCATTTTGCGGGCTTCTTCGGTACGTTCCCATGCAGCGCGGTAAGCATCTATCTTCTTTGCCCGTTCCTGCGCTATTATAGCCTCTAATTGCGCAATAACGGTGGCTTCATCCGGGATGAACTTGTGATTCTGGTTTAATACTTCCAAATTAGGCTGGTTATCTTTGTCGGCAGTGATACCGAAGCCCGACCAGTTCGCCTGTTTTTGGCAGTATTCCACGTTCAGCCGTTTGAAATAGGGTTCTACAATTTTGGACTTTGCATTTCCCAAAGCGGCTGGTGTATAGTACTTGGTCATGGCTTCATAGAAGGGAACCATCACCTTCTTTTGATAATTGTCGCTTTGTAGCTGTAAAGGCTTATAGCGTTCCCCAAATAGCTCTTTGGTATGTTGTACCGCATTTCGTAATGCTTCACGAATAAGAGCGGGTGATTCATGGTCGCCAATGGCATACCCTACCGGATATTTTTCACATGCGTCAAGTACGACTACCATCGTTTTCCGGTTGGTATAAGTGGTGTACATATATCTCTTTTCCTCACCGTTTTTCTTTACCGTTTTGGGAGTCTTTTTCTGGTAGAACAGTTCCGCATCCCATCCGTCCAGCGTCCAGTAAGTAAGTGCTTGTGTCGGGGCTTCGCGGTGTATCTGTTTCATGCGTGTGTTCTTCAGAGCTTTGTCTCCCTTGTTTCCCGCCATTGTTGTGAGAGCAAATTTTTGTCTCCAGTTCTCAACGGTGGTAGGACTATCGATCGGTTTCCAATCCATCAGGGAAGCCACCTTGTTGTATTCTTCCATGATTTGAACATTATTCAGATTGTTATGCATACTGATTAATTTATGCATCACTGCCTTTGCGTCCTCGTTCAGTACGACTGCCGCGTATTTGTTGCCATACGATTTATGGATGACACTGCGATAGCCTTCTTCCTCACTGATCCGTCGTGCCGCTTCATATTGCTCGCATTTACGTTTCAAAGCCTTCCAGTTCTTCGGCAGGTTATGAGGAAAAATATCACGCCCGTTCGGGTCTTTCAGTGTCAGAAGATCATTGCTCAACTTACAGAGCTTTTCCCAAACGTTGATGCGCGTACCACCACCGCCTATCGAGTTGGCTTTACGACCATCGCGAAGGGAGAGGAGCGCGTTCATGATGCGCACATTAAGGGTATATTCGTCAATCTTCGCGGGGGGAAGCTTCTTGTCACCGTCATAGCGGTATTTCACACTGAAAAACTCGTAGGCGGCATTGCTGTAGACAATCGCATCTTCCAGTATGGATTTCTGTGTTTTAGCGGCAATTTCTGCACGGGGATCACCTTTACGTACAATGTACCCTTTCTTTACGTCCTTTCTCATGGTTTCAAAATCTACTAGGGCAGGACATCCGGGAATACCACGACGGAGTACGATAAGTTGCCCGTTCCTCACCATCGAATAGTATGTTCCTTCAGGAATGAACCCATCTTCACTCCCAACTTGCGTTTTGGGATTGAAGATGATTAATTCATTCGCAAACACGCAAATCCGATTATTAAATATCTCAGCCATAATAATTATACTATTAACTTTAGCGCAAGTCCCGGCACTGCCCCAGGATTGTAGCTGCTTCCCCTCTTTTCACCTGTTCCCATTGAAAACCTGTCCTAACACCATTAAATAATACCATGACAAATTCAATCTGAAACCATGAGTCTGTGTTATCCCGAAATACGGGGAAGTTCCTTGCTTGCATACTTGTTTTACTCTTCGTCCTTTTCCGAACGGAATTCCCTTTCAAGAATGGTCACTATCGTGAAACAGGCAATAACAAAAGCCGCCTGCACATTAGAGGCAGACACCTCAATCCCGTCAACCAATGAAACGGTAGTTATTATCCCGACCGCTATCAACACATTCTGAATCACTCTAAATGTTTTCATATACTATATCGTTTTTCTTGTTCTACATTCATGTTTCTAAAAAGGCTATTCCTATTCATCACGAACCGGAATAGTTTTGCTACATTTGTAGCCAATATGGAAAATATTTAATTTAAATAAACCGTTATGATGTTTTTCGATGATTTGGAATCTAAACTTGCATCAGACCAAACAATATGCAAGAGTATACTCCGAGATGTAAAATGTCCTGTTCATAAGCTAAAGGCACGTATCATCTATGATTACGACAAAGACTTCACTTATGCCCATATTACGAAATGCTGTTGTCCTCAATTTGCCCAAATAGTGGCGGATACGATCCGTAAAACAGAGACTATTGATGTAGTAGTAATTGACGACTGTGAATATACTCGCTGAATTGGACAACTTTCTCACTGAAACCCGGCACGTGTCACCAACCATGAATAGTTTCTTCTTGAATCTGGCATGGTTGCCGAGGCGTAGCACATCATCTGCTGTTAAGTTATCACCCATGACAATGGCTTGAAAAATAATGCGATCTATACGTTTCAAAATCTTATTCTTTTGCATTGCAGATTTTTATTTATTGCTTATTACTCTTGTTACATTTCCGTGAGAATCCAAAACCTTCACTTTTGATGGTTCATTACCTTCAGTATATTTAATTCCACCATTTTCTTGTGCCATTCTACGAATAGCTTCTGCATTCTTTCCATTCCGTTTGAAACGGAGTATTTGACTAAGATTTGCGAGAGATATTCCAAATGTTTCTGCAATCATCTTTCGTTTTTCGGTGTCTCTTAATTCAATTATTTGTTTCATACCTTTTTATTTTAGAGTAATTATTCATACATTTGAGCGCTGTTAATCTGTAACACGCTGCAAATATAATAGAGATATTTCAATTATGAAAGAAAACATGAGAGATTTTTCAGTATTAAAGCAGAGAATTCTGCAATATTTAGATTTTAAAGGGATTACAAAGTATGAATGTTATAAAAATACAGGCATAACCAATGGCGTGTTGAGTCAACCAAATGGAATGTCTGAAGATAATTTATTGAAATTTCTCTCATATTATAGCGATATCTCTACGGATTGGTTGCTTGCTGGATGTGGTTCAATGTTGCGTGATGACAATCAAACGAAAATTTCTAAAATCGTTCCAATAGAGTCGGAATTTGAGTCAATCCCTATCGTTGATATATCTGTAGCTGCAGGTTATGGATGTGAAAATCCTGATTTTATAGAAGTCGTGGAGACTATTAGGCTTCCTTACAATATGCTACGTAGGAATAGAAAATATTTCTGTGTTAAAGTACGAGGAGAAAGTATGTCTCCGACATTATTAGACTGTTCATATCTCATTTTAAGATTATTGGATCGAAGTGAATGGAATGAGATTAAAGACAATCATGTATATGTGGTAAGCGACAGAAGTGGACGTGCTTACGTGAAACGCATAAAAAATAGATTCCGTGAACATGGTTTTATAGTTTGTACCTCTGATAATGTTGATAAAGCTAATTACCCAAACTTTAATTTGATGGAAGATGAGATTAATACTATACTATATGTGGAATGGTATTTAAGCGCAAAGATGCCTAATATTAACGCGACGTATTATGATAAAGTAAACCATTTAGAAGACGATGTGGATGCTTTGAAAAGTCAAATGTCCCTACTTATGAAAAGGTTAACTTAATATTAAACATTATATTTTATTATAAATCATTGTTTTTTAGCATATTACCAAAAATATCTGTATTCCTAAAAGTTGTATTATAGGGTATAACTCAATGCATATACCAGTATTATAGGGTAAAACTCAATAATAAAAACACTTCTTTTTTAATGGGTGTTTAATGGGTGATATTCACATTTTGTCTCTATTTTCTAATGGGTGTTTAAAGGGTGCTGACATGGGTATAGGCTATTTTAACAATAAATTATATCTTTTCCATAAGTCTGTATTTATCACGAAATAAACAAAAATACATCCTATTTTCTTCATTTATTTCGTATATTTGCAATTAGAAAAACTTCCATATAGCAACTATATAGAAGTTTTTAGTATTACAAATATCTAAAAGTAAAGTCATGGCTAAAGAGACTAAGGTTATACATGTTCATCTCATTTTCAAAAAAACAAGCCGTTTTTTTGGTTCTATATCAGCAATCTATTCTGAATTTACTGCTGAAGAAATAGGTATTACGGAAGAAACCCTACGTCACAAAGGGTTGTCCGATGGTGTTTCCTTCGCTACTAAAAAAGCGATCATACAACAAGGAGTGCTTATTCGAAGCGCACGAAAATAGCATTTTAAGCCGCTGTAATGTATTTCTATATCTAAATTAATAAAGGCTATACACCCATCTAAATGGAGCGTATAGCCTTTGTTTTAAGCCTAAAAACAGAAGCAACATACAGTCTTTCCTTCGCCTTTTCAATCTGTCTCTCATTGTTTCCCCTATTTACAGCACAGTCCACCGGAATGAATATAGAAGCAACGGAAGCAAAATAGAAGGAACGGAACTTTTTGTTTTCTTCCCAAATATATTGCGTGACATTCGTCAATCACCGATGTACAGGCGGTTTCACGTACTTCACCTTACATTTCATTCATGCCACATTTTGTATTGAGCCCCGTATTTTGATATCCATTAGTATGGCACTCGCTCTATGTTGGTGTTCTTGAAACAACTGCACCATTTCTTCGCCGTTCTTCGCCCATTCGATATCACATTTTTTACCTATGATAGCTTTAATCAATTTAAAGTTGCTGTCGTCATCCTCAGCCACTAAAATGAGGGGTCTCAGTACACTCGTTTGTTCACTTTCCATATTGTTATTATATTGCTTTTTTTATTTGTCATTTTTGGTTAATATCTCTTTTCAGCCCGCAAGGTATAAAAAATATTCATATATTTCGCTATCTTTGCGCCTCAAAATAAAAGAATAATATGATTTCTGTTGACGGACTGGCCGTGGAATTTGGCGGCACGACCTTATTTAGTGATATTTCTTTCGTTATTAATGAAAAAGACCG